ATATTTTTTTATCCGTTTCCCCCGAGACGGATGTCTTTTTATCACCACCTTCTTCCATTTGTTTTTGCAGTAACTGCGCAAGTTGTTGATAAAGAGCCTCTAGTTGCTCTTTCAGCAGTGCTTGCTCTTCTTTTGAAAGGCCTCCCTCTGCAATACGCTCGAGAACAGTTGAAATTTTCTCTTGAATATCATGTATCTGTGCCGAGATGTCCTTTTTAGAATGTGACTTACCAACTTCATTGTCTGTACTTATCGGATTGCCACGCATGCCTGTATCTATAACCATTTAATCCCTCCTTTTATGAGTTAACTCCTCATAATTAATCGGAGCATGATTAAAAAGGATAAGCAGGCCAGGCAATATCCGGCGCTGCTGATAAATCCAGCCGGTTCAGGGCAATGCGGTATTTTTTCCAGGCGGTCAGGCTTGCCCGTTCCGCCTCCGTCGCGTCGTCAAGATCGACGGCATCCTGCAAAGGCGCGATAGCCGCGTTTGCCTTAGCCATCAGGGCTGACAGCATGGCGGTGGCTTCGGCTTTCAGTTCCGCCACGGACGGGGCGGGGATATCTGCCCAGGCTGGCAGCCCGTCGGTGCCAGCAACCCGCACTTTCCCTTCCGGCGGGGGAAGGGTTTGGTATTCACGGTAAACGACGTCACTTACCGCAATGCCATCATCAGGCCAGCTTCCCGCATCGTCGTAAACTTCCCGCAGTTCACGCGGATAAAAGCCGTTAGTGAGCGGGCTGTATACATAAAGACTTGACGTGATTGCGCTGTAATAGTTGCTCATGTTATCCCCTTACCAGCCGGTGGCTTCCCAGTAACTGCCGCCGCTGTCCTGACCGCAAGTGAAACCGATGTTATTAATAATCTGTGCCGTGCCGTAGTTATCATTAAAGGTGCCGTTCCCGCCGTTGAGGACAGTGACCTGGACGTTGACGCAGGTATTCGGGAAGGGAATGGGGAAATTCACCGTAGACCAGCCGCGACTCCCTTTATTGACGACGCCCCATTGCTTAATCATTCCGGTATCACCGCATCGCCACCAGCCGCCGCCGAGGTTGGCGGTATTGGCATTGACCGGCTGCCGGTTATTGGGACTGAAAACGCGCTGCCCCATCTCATAAATCCCGCCACCGTCAGTGTAAAAGTTACCCTGTGCGCTAATGTCGCCGGTGCCGGAAATTCTGACGTATCCTGTTTGTGCTGAATTCGCCTGGTTGACGATGCGGAAAACAAATCCACCCACGCCGCCGCCCTTGTTGTTAATAAAGTTGGATTCGCCCTGTCCGCCGCTCTCATTCCACCCGACATAGGTTCCCTGGTCTTCACCAGGATTGGCGGAGCTGATACCGCGTAAATAGTTAGCCGTCACACGCCCATTCACATCACCACCAACGCGGGGAAAAGCCCCAACGTTGTCCGCATTCAGCGAAATGTCTTTGGTGCCGTCAAACGCCACACCGGCAATCTTGCGTGCGGTGGCGAGTTTCGAGGCCGCGACGGCTGTGCCATTGCTAGGCAGTCCGCCCAGGTTTTTTAATGCGTCTGTGGCAGTTTTCGCACCGGTGCCACCGCTGGAAACAGGCAATGCCGTGTTTAATGTCAGCCCACCCACCACCGTCATGGCACTGGCAAAAGTGGCATCTTTAACGACCTTCATGGTTTCATTGATGGTCAGTGGCGAATCAATGGAAACCGCCGACGTGAAGATGTTGGCAGTGTCCCTGTTATATCCCAGATACAACGTCCCGCCGGTGCCTGAACCTGCATCCTTCAGACTGGCTGACAAGGTGACATTGCCGTTGTTATGGTCACGCAGAATGACGGCATCATTACGCCCGCGGATCACTGAATTCGCATTCGTTGAGGAAAGGGTAATACCTGACTCAGGCCGTAAAACGCCGTTTGCGATTTGTACGCTGTCAGTTTGTCCGTCGCAGACGATGCGGGCTTTAATGGTGCCGGTTTCATCCCTGGCATCCATACGCATCACGCCTTCACCAGCGGGATAAATGGCAGCGGACAGGCCACCCAGCGCACGCCCAGCGTGCGGATCTGTATCGGTCAGCGTATTCGGCAAACGGAAATACATATTCCCCATTGAGGTCAGCGCAGAGGGAAGATTTGCGGCGGACACCTTGCCGACGCGGCTGGTGAAGGACATGTAAGCTTCATAGTCATTCGGTCTCATGATACCGACGCGATAATTAGCCTGGATCGAACTGGCGACCTCCAGGTTAGCAGCCATTTTAACGCTGGACGCAATGTCGGTAAGTTTGCTGAGGCCGGTAATATCCGCGTTCTCACCCGATCGGGCGACGCCCAGCCGCGTCAAATCCGTCAGCGTCATGCTGCCGCTGTCCAGAATCTTCCGCCAGCCGAAAGGATAACCGCTGTCACTGAGGAACCATTTCCAGCCACCCGCCGCAGTGTATGAACCGATGCGCTCAAAAATCTGTCCGTCGTTATTAATCAGGCGCTGATAGGCCGCCGCACCCGCCGCCCAGTAGCGCCGCCAGTTGTGCAACTGACCGGCAACGACATAGGTCGCACCCAGAGGATGGTCTTCAAACGTGGCAGAAATACTGATGGGATTGGTGACGTCAATAATGGACGGGTCATCCAGACGCTTAACCTTCGTCGTGTCCGTTGCCAGCATCAGATTGCTCATTGCCCCCACGTCCGCCGCCGCCAAAGTGATATCAGCACTCAGCGCTTTATTATTTACTTTACGGGTGGAAGGGACGCGCGTATTTGCATTGTCATTGGCGGTCTTCACCGCCTTTGGCGTGGCCGCCAGCGTTTCGCTGGTAGTGCTGACCGAGCTGTTAAGCTGGACAAAACCTTTTGCCGTCAGCGTACCGTCGGGATGGTTACGGGATTTTTCATGCGCCGCCAGCAGGTCATTCACATACTGCTCAGTCGCCATAATCACCGAGTCATCGATCAGCAGGCTGATAGCTTCGGTGTTGCTGACGGCAATCACCATCCGCAACGTCTGCGTGCGGCCTGAACCTTCCGCCAAAGTTGGCTTGTAAGTGTCCGCCATATTACAGACGGCAATCAGCGCACCGTCGTCAGCAAACAGCCCCATTTCACGCATCCAGAAGCCGCCGACGCTGGCAGAAATCACCGCCTCAGCAATCACCCAGTTACCATGAGTCGGATCCAGTTTCAAGGAATTGAGCGGCGTGCGGTACACCTCTTTCACCAGTTTGGTCTGTGTGGCAACCGGAGTGGTCGCCTTGCCGTTGCCGTCACCGACGGCAAGCTGCGTAATATTGATGTCAGTCCCCGCCGCAATGGCTGCCGCAATGCGCGACTGCCCAAGCGTGGTGACAACGGATTTAAATGTGCTCATAGCGTCCTCTTATGCGGGGTAAACGGTCAGCAGTTCGCCAAGGTATTGCGCTGCGCCGATGTAAACATCGCCTTTAATGTCCTGGGTGATGGTCAGCCCGATCAGATGGCGGCTGGCAGGCTTGGCGTCAGCAATCAGCCGTTCCATCTCTAAATACATTTCTTCGGTGATGCCGGTTTCCAGCACGCCGATATCCAGGCGGAACGTGCCTGGCTCGTCATTCGTTTCCCACCATTCGGTCACGTTAATCAGGTAGCCGAGCGGCTCCACCACGCGCCGGATGGCACCGATGGTTCCTTTGTGGCAGTGAATAAACCATGCCGACTGAATGACGCGGCGCTTTGTGGCGACAGGCCAGTTTTCATCCCAGCGGTCAACCGACAGCGCCCACGCCAGGTAAGGCAAAAACTTTGCCGGACAGGTCAGCGGATCCCAAAGCTGCCGCAGCGGCACCGGCACGTTTTCAAGCGCGGTGCAGGCATCGGCGGCAGCGACTTCCAGCGCGGAGGAACCGACGGGCAGCAGGCGATCACTCATCGTAACCGCCCACTTTCAGGGTGTAAGCGGTGCAGAATGACGCCTGCGTTTTATCCAGCTCGATGTCAGCGGCGGGGCTTTTCAGCTCCACCCGCTGCACGCCTTCAACGTGCAGCGCGGCATAAATGGCGGACAGCCGGATGTCGCGGCCTAAACGGTGCTGCGCGGTGGTGTAGGCGATAAGCCTGGCTTCGGCGGCTGCGCGGATGGGTTCGGCTTCCGGACCAGGGAACAAATACAGCACGGCATCGATGGTGTAATTCACGACGGTTGCTGACTGAACGGTCACGCGGTCGGCCACGGGACGGACGTTCTCGTCATTGAGCGCGGCCTGAACTTTCGCCAGCAGGTCGGCGGGCGCGGTGCCGTTGCCGGTCTGCGCCAGCACGGAAATCGTCACGCAGGCAGGCGACGGACTGATCACCGAAATATCCGCCACCCGCCCGTCAGCCGAGCGCCCGTGATATTCATAGGAGCCGACCGGACCGGCTACACTCAGCCCTTCAAAAGCCTGCTGCGCACGGATACGCAAATCAGCATCGCTTTCCATGACTGCCGCCACGGCGGGCACGCTGACCGTATCCGCAGGCGTGATCGTCAGGCGTTCCACGCTGAACGTGGCGGCGATATTGTCCAGGTCTGTTCCGGTGGCATAAGCCAGCATCACCGCCTGCGCAGCTTCATTAACCCGCTGACGCAGGATCACTTCGCGATAAGCGTTCTCCTCCAGCAGCTTCACAATCGGTTCAGACTCCAGGGTCAATGTGCGGGCGATGGCGGCCTGCTGGTCTTCG